TTATTCAATTTCACACTCAATATCTGTGCCGTCAAGCAAACTCATAATCAATCTGCCGTCATAAATTGTCATCTTCTCAACCAATGCAAAATATAAATCCACGTCAAGTTTTTTTATCTGCTCTGCTTCCGTGAATATTTCAATAAACTGTCTTGCCTTATATCGCACCAACACATTATCACTTTGCAAGCTTCCTTTCCATTTGTCGAGAAAATAATCCTTATTTCCAACCATCATATTGAACACATTAACGAAAGCCTGGTATAAAACTCCGTCGTCAATATGCCTGCTTTCACAGCCCTTTTCGCCCTTCACCGGATATTTGCCATTGCAGCGCCAGATAATCCGCTTGAACCGGTCATCGGTAGAATTCCATACCTTCCTGCCAAAAGCCTGTCCACAAGAGCCGCATATAACTCTACCTGCAAAAGGGTTATTGGTTGTCGCATATTCAAGCTTCTGAATGCCATACTGCAGTGCGAAATTACGCCTGCGTTCCATGTCAAGCTGGACCGCTTCCCACATTTCCTTGTCAATAATGGCGGGATGGCTGTCTTCCACATAATACTGCGGCACCTCCCCATTGTTGTCTGCCCGCTTCTTGCTCAAAAAATCAACAGTATAGGTTTTTTGAAGGAGCGCGTCGCCCTTATATTTTTCGTTGGTAAGCATTTTCCGGATACTGCCTTCATACCATTTTGCCTTGCCATTCCAGTTTGCTACGCAGCCCAACTCCAAGTCTCTCGCAATCCGGTTGGCACCTTTTCCGTCCAGGAACTCTCGGTAGATCCGCCGCACGATTTTGGCTTGCTTTTCATTGATAACGAGATTGCCGTTTTTATCCTTGTCATATCCCAAAAACTTAGTGTGATTAACATGCAGCTTGCCCTGTTCAAAACGCCGGCGGATGCCCCAGGTCGAGTTTTCCGAGATTGACCGCGACTCGTCTTGCGCCAGCGAACTTAAAATGGATAGAAGCACCTCCCCCTTGCTATCGAGTGTGAAAATATTTTCTTTTTCGAACGTCACCCCGATTCCTAGGTCTTTGAGTTGACGAACAAAATTGAGACAATCGAGGGTATTTCTGGCAAACCGTGAGATGGATTTCGTGATAATCATATCGATTTTTCCGGCTTTGCAATCTTCGATCATCCTATTAAACTGCTCGCGCTTTTTAGTGGTGGTGCCACTGATGCCTTCATCGGCATAAATGCCGGCAAATTCATAATCCGGATGCTTTTCTATATAGTTCGTGTAGTAGTTAACCTGGGCTTCGTAGCTTGATAACTGCTCTTCCTGATCGGTCGATACCCGGCAATATGCGGCCACGCGTTTTTTCTGTTGCTCCAGATTTTCCGCCAGGCTTGTCCGGTTCGCCTTTGCTGGTATAACGGTAATGTTTTTTGCCATTTTTCATAACCTCCTCGACCACGGTTTCGGTTTGTATATTCATTCTGCCAATTACATCATCTTCAATCGCTGTACCATGGCAGGCGTTTTTCCCATTTTTAACATAAGTGCTGCATTGCCATACAACTTTTTTGCAGTAATATTTGCTGTTCCAAATTCTCCGGCGCAAAGGCGCCCCGCACTTACTGCACAGCAGCATCCCCGTCAGTGGGTAGCGGTTTTGGTACTTATTTTTTGTTTCCTCTACATTACCTTTGGCCTTAGCGCGCAAAGCAATCAGTCTTTGTACTTCATCCCATATTTCTCTGCTTACAATTGGCGGATGATTATTCTCAATATAATAACTGTCGATCTCTCCCCGATTGACGCACTTCTTTTTGCTTATGTGATCCTTGCTGTAGGTCTTTTGCAGTTTTACGTCGCCTTTGTACTTTTCATTTTTGAGTATGCCCAGCACCGTATCAGAGTGCCATTTGCCCCCGGCTACAGTGCCAACCCCCTTAGCGTTCAATGATTTTGCAATAACAAAGCTTCCCTTGCCGCCTACATAGTCGCGGAAGATCCGCCGCACAATTTCAGCTTGGTCCGGATTAATCACCAAGTCTCCCTGCTGGTTTTTGTCATACCCCATAAAGCGAGTGGTATTAATAACAACTTTGCCCTCTTCAAACTTTCGCCGATAACGCCACTTTAAATTTTCGCTTGCACTTTTGCTTTCTTCCTGGGCAAAAGAAGAAAGGACGGTAAGCATTACCTCACCGTCCCCGCTGATACTGGATATATTTTCTTTTTCAAAAAATACCTCGACGCCCAGTTCTTTCAATTCTCTCACCATTTCTAGTACGATGGTCGTATTTCTGGCAAAACGCGAGATGGATTTTGTTAAAATTAGGTCGATTTCTCCCTCTCTGACCAAAGCCAGCATCTTCTGAAACTCTGGTCGCTCGTCTTTGGTGCCGGTTATTCCTTGGTCGGCAAAGACACCAATATACTCATATTCCGGATTGGCTTCAATGAAATTGCGGTAGTAGGTGGTTTGGTTTTCCAAGGATTCCCCTTGGGCTTCACTGGCAGAAGATACCCTGGCATAAGCGCAGACCCTTTTGCGTTGGGGCTGAATCTCAATTACTGGTTCAATGATTCTGACCTTCATAATACTGTTCCTTTCTATCAAATTCCACTACTATTCATCACTCTGAAACACTCTAAAGTCAAGTTAATAGAAAAACACCGATACCTATTAATGGTAACGGTGTTAAAAGAAAATTTTTATATTACGCTTAAATCATTTATTAGAACCAGTCAGATATCACACTTACCAATTCACAACTTGCAAGATAGCCAACCGTACCACCAATAATGCCACCTGCAGCTGCGCCTATCGGTCCGCCAACCGCTCCAATCATGGCTCCAACTTCGGCACCAGCCATAGCTCCACCAGTCTTAGCTGCAGCTTTGCTAGTATGTTTAACTGCATTAACAGCTACTTCACTTTGGGTTACTTCCCCGTTACAACACTTTCTAATATCCCCATAAATATCTCCGCCAGCTTCGAAAATAGTTGATGCAATAGCCATCGGAACATTTCCTTTAGCTACATTTTGGGCACCTGCTTTAATAAGAGCATGCTTTGTTCCTGTTGTCATGGCACTAACGGCAGCACTGCGAGCACCACTTTTAACAGTATCTTTGATTACTTGTTTTCCTGCATCAGCAACACTTTTTTCTCCGTTCCAGCAATCAACCACATTTGAAACAGTCGAAGTAGCAGCCCCTAATGCGGCACCAGCAATAGCCGCATTTGCTGTATTTGTTTTCATCTCCAACTTCAGAGCATCATCGCTATATTTGCCACCTTTAGTAACTAGCTCTTCCGCACCCTTTTTACTTAACGGTTTGGATTCAACCCCGTCATGTTTCAACCGATCTGTTGCATTTCTAGCAGTATCAGAATATTCCGGAGCTTTAAGCGTCCCAGTCTTTGCTCGATCACTTGCAAGTTGCTTCACACGTTCAACTTGATCAGATGGGCATATTTTCTGCCTACCCTGATCAAAACAATTCGACTGATCAAATGTTGTTTCAGTCGCTTTAGCTCGGTACTTTAGGCCAGCTTCGGCTACTTTTTTATTCCCTTTGTTAACAACTAGATCAGCTGTTCCCTTAGACCCAAATCCCCCTCGCGGTCCCAATTCAACAAGCATATCCTGTTTACCTTTGAAGATAGCATCAGCTTCAAAGGTAACTTTATGATGTAATTCAGCCGCATATCCTGCAGTACTTTCAATCGTGCAGTTTTTCCTACTAGCAACAAGCTTGTCCAACATTTTTTCACCATCAATTAATTTCTCCACAGATGCAGCTACCCTCCGGCCTTCCGGAGAATTGTGGGCGCCTAAAACGCTGCCAATACATTGAGCCTGTTCTTTTTCCTGTTCTTTTTCCTCTTTTTTTACATCATTATGCCGAACTGCTGTCATTTGAGATCCCACCTTTGATTATTATTTATTCTTAACCAATCGGTCTAACAATCGCTCAATTGCCAACAACTCAGAATCCAGCAATTTCATTTGTGCTTCCAATTCAATCTTGGTCTGCTCTATTTCATACTTTCGAGCTTCTAACTTCATACGATTTTCTTCCAAGGTCTGTTGTTGCTCTTCTTTTGTGCTATTAGTAAGCGTTGTAAATGTTTGTCCAACAATTCCCCCTAACAAACCACCTGCAACTGCCCCAACTGCCAAGCCAACCGGCCCACCAAATAAGCCCATTCTTGCACCAAGTGCTGCACCAGCCATGACTCCGGGAGTTGTCGTTCCATTACGCAATTGAAAAAAACGCTCTAGTTCTTCTTGTAAAATCCGATAGCCTAATCTTCCTCCCATATCTTCCGCAACTAGCTTTCCATCACGAATCCATCGACGTACAGTTTCTTCGGAAACATTCATTTTCTTTGCAGCATCTTTTATAGTGACATACATTGTTTTTCCTCCTAACTGTCTATGGGAAAATAATACACCACAACCTTCTTATTGTCAATACATTATTGCTACATTGTTAATACTTTTATCACTATACAGTCACACACCGTGTTGTTTCTTTTCCTTTTCACTTAAAACCGCCACACATGCTTGACCTCCCAGCCGGAGGTCTTTATTTTTCCCTTGACCAAATCCTCCGGCGCCAATTGTACTTCCGCCGCCACGGCTCTATTCGGAGCATAGTTTCGCTGCACACCGACCGGTATATAGGCATCACCCAAGTGGCTGCCTACTCCTGCGGAAAACTCCCACGATTTATCCAGATTAATTTTCAGTACATCCACCTTATACTCGTTATCATTTTTAACCACAGCCGTCCGATCGGTTTTTTCCAGTGTGGCGGGTGGCAAGGTCGCATCCTGTTTATTGATCCTCTCCGCCACCTGCTCAGCTGCAATCTCCAAAGAAGGAGCGTTTACAGTAAAATTGGCAACAGGCTGCTTAGCTTTCAGTGCATCATACGCCGCCTGCAGTTCCTTAACATTCATCTGTGAGATATGAAGGGCTTTGCTTAACGTCTGAACCTGCTCCATTTGTTCCTGTTGTAGCACCACTGCCTGTCGGACTTCCTTATCTAAAATCTGCAACCGCCATACGCCAATAAAAACAATGATCAATACCACGCAACCGCAGACAATCGGCAAACGGTATCGCTGCCATAACTCGCCGGTCAGCATGCTACTGCCTCCAAATATTCATTGATGCCTTGATAAATCGCCTTGGCAAATTGGTTCTGCCAATTTTCGTTGCCAAGCATAAATTCCTCCGTTGGGTTCGATAGAAACGCTAATTCTACCAAAACTGCAGTTGCGTTCGCATGCCGGGTTACATACAACCCGGTATTTTTTATGCCCCGGTCCGCCAAGCCAAGTGCAACGATTTGTTCCTGTATCAACGCGGCCAAATGTTCGCCATTGGCGCTTACGGCACAGTAATAGGTTTCCGTTCCATGCGCTTCGTCATGCGTTGCTGCGTTACAATGGATGCTGACAAACAAATTTGCACCAAAGGAATTAGACAGATCACAGATCTCTTGCAAATCATTGCTTTGAACGTAATGAATTTCATGCCCAAACTCCAAAAGAAGTTGCTCTAGCTTTCGCGCTACGGCAATATTCACATCGACTTCGCGCAATCCAGTAGAACCAACAGCTCCGCAATCTAACTCAACATGATGCCCGGGATTAATAGTAATTCTGGCCATATGAACATGACTCCCTTTATTATTTCTTCTCTTCATCTTTATTCTCACCGCTTCGAATCGTCATGGAAAAGGAACTGCCAGATAGTTTGGACGCAAGCTGACAAATATACTGTTTCACCAACGCTACGTTCTTGCTTCCCATTTCTTCGAGATTTTCCATGATAGAAAACAGCTCGGTAACCGCAATCGTCGCATAAATAGCTCCCGAGATCGCTTTATTGGCCGCCACCACCATATCCGGCAGTTTGCCAACCATCCCGGCAGCAATAACCAGCACAACATAAGTAAATATTTTCTCGCTCCAGCACTTTCGCAAATTTGTGCTTGTCAAATACCCTGGCTTCCAAGCATTCAGAAATTGACAAACAATGACGGCCATTGACACGGTTTCCGATGAAAATTGCAGTTCATTGATGCAATATCGTTTTGTAACCGCGGCCCACTTTGTTACGGTATCCAATACAATAAACACCAGTACTGCCAGCAGTATCATTTCTGAACCGCCAAATAAAAAACAGCCGAGCGAAGAAACGCCAGCTGCTGCCATTTTGATAGGCCAAAACTCCAAGATTGCTTCCAACCCATTCCGGAACATATTGTACAACTTGAACAAGCACTCCATCTTTTCGCCTCCTGTTCTTTTTATAGTAATCCATAACCGCTCAGCGCTGCTTTTAACGTTCTCACATCATCGGCCAATAGCTCGCATTGATCCCGCAGCGCTTGGCATTCCGCTTGTGTAGGCGTTGCCGAAAACGTCAGTGCGCCGATTGCGCCATCCGCATTGTTCAACGCAACCGTTGTTTTTACAATCGGAGCAGTACCAAAAAAGCCAATCTTTCCGGCAGCCGTAACCTCGTTGAACCAAGACCCCGCCTTGTACACCACGGCTTCAAACGTTGCCTTGTTCCAGATACGCATTCCCTCGAAGGGCAAAAAGAATGCCCATGCGCCGCCAATATATTGAGCCAAGTACTTATCCTTCCCAACCCAGGCTCCGGTTGCTCCGTTGCCAACAACATACAGGATCCCTTCGGTTCCGCTTGGCGGCGCTGTCAACGCCATGCTTTCCACGGCTGTCTGAACAAGAGCATCCAACCGGTTTATTCCCTCGTTATGCGTTACCTCTTTTTGCGATTGTCCCACCGATAAATACGGCACGCTCAATCTTGGGCTGTTGCTCATAGGGTTCCTCCTCTCGGGATTCCTCTTCCCCTTAATTCATTTACTTGATATACGTTGACCCGAACTGCCGACTGCACACTTCCAAAATCGTCGACCTGCTGTGCTACCGAATACAGAGTGGATGGAATCGACGTACTAATCGTTCGTGCCACGATGCCGCCGCGCAAAATATCCACTTCGTATTTCTCAGTTGTTTCCCCCAACGGAACATCAACATAGTCGGCCCAGTCGCTATATTCCCTCGTTCTTCTTATCCAAGTCATGGTCAAATTACCGGAACCATCCCGTTCTCCTTTCAAATGGCAAGGCGACCAACACCTCGCAATCCTGCCAGTACTGGTATGCTGTTCAACAAAATAGGAGGCGTCCGTAATATCTGCAATTTGAGAACCATATTTGTACGACCGTGCAACGCCCCAATCCGATGCAGTCTCCACCACAGTGGATATGCCCTCCGTTTCCAGGAGCACAAAGCGCTCCCCGGCCTTGTGCTTACTCATGGCATCTTCTGTTCCCAGTCGTCCTCTCAGCAAGCCTGACAGCTGATACGTGGCCTCATCCACCAAAACGGCCGTTTGAAATTGCACGATTTCGTCGCCGACCACCGCGGAGTTATAGCCGTTCAAGACTGCCGCTTCCGACCGGCTCTCCAACTCTCCGGAAAGCAATACAACCGTAATTGTGTTGGCCCAGTCCCAAAAATCCTCCGGGCCAGGTCCCAGCGCATTGGATACGGTTCCAACTGTGCTTTCTTGGTCCATTCGCTGCACCAGCAGGTAAGACTCCCCGCCGTCCAACGTCTTATACAAATTGGCCCCAAAATACACCTGACCGGCAGCCGCCAAATACTCAATATATTTTCCGGATGTGTCATTCGGCAGGCGCGGCAAGTCCAAAATATGCAGGACCACCGCCGTACTCGTTTGCGGCGGCGAAGGCAATACTTCCGCATCCGCCGCTCTTGGGCTTATATTGTACGTCGTATCGGCCAGCTCCGTACTTTCGATCTGAACCAAACCTGGCAAACCGAATGACGCTTTGTCTACTTGCACCCTTCGGATCCGTTCACCGGTATCGACCAACAATTCTTTCCCCGCCCCTAAAAAGGCCCACCACATGCCTAATGAAAAATTCACCTGGTTTCTGCTGGCCCAAGTCTGATAGAGCTTTGTTTCGGCAAGCGCCTTCGCTTGCCCGTCTTGCATAATGACATCCATCGTTTCCGACGCAACCGCTGCGCTTTTGGTGACGATCCGGTTAGCCGCCATGGAATTTTGCTCATAGTCTTTATCCAGCGAAGTATATGTGATTTTATAGGTTTTGGGCAATTCCAGTTCATGCTTTCGGATCACTTGAAACAGTTCCGTATCGCTGGTATCACCCTCCTTTGCCGCAAGGTTATTGTAGGGAACCGGAAGCGCGTTTCGCGCTGCCCTGCGCTGAAAGACGATCTGGCCTTCCTCCTCCAAGCCGTCAAAAAGGTACACAGCACGCAGCTGCTCAATCCGTTCCCTAAAGGTTTTGTCCCCAGCGATCGACAGACCATGTATTCTTGTCCCTATTAAATCTGAAACATCAACTGCCTTGCTTCCAAACGTTTCATATAGTTTTGCTTTCGCGGAAATATCCTCAACGACGGCCCCCAAATCCCGCAGCGCGGTCACTACCTCAAAAGTAAAATTGGGGATCCGGTTGCCGTAGTCGGCCAGTTCCAAATCTTTCAGCACAATATACGCCATGCCGCGATACGCCGGTGACGTCCCTTCGCCTTCAATGCCTTCTATCCAAGGGTCCGGTTCCTGTTCTTCATTCCCCAAATACAGCCTGTATTGCACTTTGTTTCCCGTAACCGCGCCGCTGGTAAACCCTTTTACATATCCGGCGGTCAACAACTCTTCCTCGGTCGGCAGCGCATCCTTGAATTTCGCTGTGATTTCAGTTCCATCCGCCCAAACGCGCGAAATTCCCAACATAGGCCCTTTGCAAATCCCAATGGCGCAGGAAACGGTGTACGAATAGGTCGTCGTACCACCGCCGCCCTTGCCTCCGGATTTTTTCTTGTGCTCAACAAAATTCGTGCCCCAGATAATATTGCCGGCGACTCTGGCAGTGCCATAGACCGTGTTGATCGGAGTGCCGTAAGTGGAAGCCTGGACTTCCAAGTCATCCAGCCGCGTGCCTGTGGTGCTGGGAGCAAACAACCGCTGATCAATGTAGCTGCCAATCAAAGTGAGCACGCCGTGCCAAAAAGCGTTGGCCTTGATGGATCCTAACAATATCGTAGCCATTTAGTCCTCCACCTCCGGCATTCGGAAAACCGCCTTGGTCAGCCGCTTCCATACCGCATCATACGGAATTTCCACGACGCGCCCGACATCTTCCCACGCATGGATAAAGGTCTTTCCCGCCAGGATGCCAATATGATGCGCCGGAAAATTGAGAAAGCCAAAGAGAAGAAGATCTCCTTCCCTTTCCTGGTTGAGAGGAACTTCATCGCAAAATCGGCTGATTTCGTTTTTCAGTTTTTCTTCCTTGCCATGCAGATGGGTGGTGCGGGTATAATCGATCGATAGATCCACTGGGTTTCCTGTTACTGCCGTATAGACGCCGCGGACCAGCCCCACACAATCGCAACCGATCCCCTTTCGGGAAGCCTGATGAACCCACTTGGTTCCCTTCCATTCCCTCGCTTCTTTTACAATATCCGCCCTCTTCACGACATTCACCCTCTCTTGGCGCTGCTTGCCGAAGAAACCGTGTTCGTTCCCTTGATTGGGTACGAAACAGAGTATCCGGATCCAGGCACATATGGCTCTCCCCGAAAGTTGAACCGGTTGTTGTATTTCGTTTGGCAGGTGCTGAAATTCTTATCGCACCCCATTACCATGCTGAACGTATCGCCAACAGCCAGATAATACGGAGCCGGCAAATACAATGTAATGGTCCCGGAAGCCGTCTGCGTCTGAATTTCGACCTGGGCATTCGTATTTTTTCCGTTTGTAAAGGTCAGGACTCCATAATCATAGGCGTTTGCAACCGCAATTACATTGGTTTCAAACATGCTGCCATGCAGCACCTTGGTAATCATGCCTGCCGCGCTTTTATCGGCCATAGTTACCTTGCACTCATGATCCCCCAGCTGCGCGCGGCATAATTTCTGATACACTTCACCGCCGGTTTGCTGGTAGGCTTCCAGCATGCCGCGCACCTCCGCGGTAAATCCGATCGCAGTATGCGTAATTTGGCCGATCGTCCCTCGTCGAATAATATGCTTCGGTTGAGATAGGTCTTGCCAATTGACCAGATAGATGGTGATTTTTGCAAAATCGTACCGCCCGGCGCTGATGTCATCGGCCGTGATTTTGTCGCTGGACAGCATTCCTTCCACATCCAAATTATCCACCGACATATCTGCCGTGTCGTCCACCGCGGTCGGCGAAAAACCGGTCGCCGCTTCGTAAGTCAAGCCATCAAACGCCAAATCTTGATCATGGTTCGTAAACCCCATCACGGTGCCGTCTTCGAGTTCCAATTTCCAGCAATAGGCCGACGGGATGACTTCTTTGCACATCCAGGGATACGGATGCTCGGTATAGAGCGCGGTAATATGAACGGCCGGCAAATTGGTTTTGTCCTGTTCAAATAGATTGGTCACAAATTCAACGGCAACGCCTTCGGACAAAAACCGGTCTGTGCCATATAACACCGTAACCGTCATAGCGGGCGTTCTTGCTAACTCCTTGCTGTACAAACTTACCGCGTATTGATCAAACGCAACGTGTTCCGATGCCATGCGCTACACCTTCGCTTTAAAGCCGATTTGCAGAGCATTGATCTGCTGCCGGGTCCATGTCCCCTGCAAATAGGCATGCCGACGGTTGACAACGGTCGGCATAACAATGGGATCGCTATAGATCATGCCGCCGTCAATCTTTGCGCTCATCTGTCCGTTGGCGAGAGTGGTTCCGGCTTCTCCTCTGACTGTTACTTTCAAGCAGTTTACTGCCGTGCATTCGCTATCCGTCAGGTCCGTGCAATGGTTGAGAAATTCCTGGCCGTCCGCGCTCATCGACATATAGCGTTTGCTTTCCAGCCATGGTTTTTCCGTCAAAGCAGCCGATGTGCCATTAAACAGGTGCATGATGTTGGTTGCGGTCAAATATTGGGCGAAGGCGCGCGGAAAATTCCCGCTGCCGTCGGTCGAGTAGCTTTGTTCGGTGCCTAAAGCAAAGGCGTCGCCCGAAAGATAATACCAGCTCGCCAAATTGAGATCGTTCCCATTATTGCTGGTTGCTGTGTAAATCAGCGTTCCCGCTGTCGTATAAATTCCGACATACTCGCCGGCAGCAATATTCCAGGCCGGTATTTGATTGCCGGCGTTCAGGGTGTTGACCCCCGCCAAACAAGAAACAAACGCCTGCCGGGCGACGTCCGGCGTGAACTTTACCTGCGTTGCGTTTTTGGTAAAAATGCCTACTTTTACGGTATCCGCGGCGGTCAGCGCAAAGGATACCGTTTGCAATGTCCCGGCAACTCTGGCTGCCTGTGGAATCATATAGGTTCCGGTTTTTACGGTTGTGGAGGTCGTGGTGGTGTCATTGCCCATAACATCCATAAATCCGTCCGTGGTATTGGTGTCTCCCGCCCCGGAAAGGTACATGAGCTGCATCCGCTTTTTTCCGATTCGGCCTTGGTTTGTCGCAATCCACTCCGATATATACCATGTTACACTGTTTGCATTTGGCGTAATCCACATGGCGCAGCCAATGAGGTCCGCCGATGATCCCGTATTCCCGGCAAACGAAATTTCTAATCCCCCGTCAACCCACACTTCCAAAACGCCTTCTGTGGCATGGCGCTTGTAATGCATTTCGATTTGATGTTCGGTATTAGTTGCCAGCGACGTTGTCCCAGCACCAACCAACGTCATGGTACCGCCAATCGACGCGTACCCTTTTACCACATTTCCTTCAATCTGCACTTTGGCTAAAATAGTGCTTTGATCGGCTTTTGCCGCCGCCATCGTCAGAGCCATCGAGCCGATGATTCGGGTATACTCGCTGAGCCAAATCTCCGTTCCCGTTTCGGGAAGGTTCTTCCAAAGGATCGGACAGTTGAGGCTCCAGTTTTGAAAGTTGTAAAACGTCACGCACTTTCCGGTGCGCATTCCGTCGGACTGCGCGCAGGTGCCGTTATAGGTATCTAGGTCCGTTAACAGCCCCCCTGAATACCATAGGTACGACATTGCATCACCCCTTTATTTCTACTATCTCCACGCTGTTCCAGGAAAAACAAGCGTCCGTATCCATACTGGACGGCATCTCATCCGAGGCAAACCGACAAGGAACATCAAACTCAAAATCGGCTGTAATCACAGCGGGCGCCGGATCGGCAGCAAATAGGATATGTCCCTTCGTATAGTCGACGGTATACGCATCCGTCATCAGAATATGGTCTTTATACACGGTGACGGTTCCGGCAACCGGCTTTTTGATGGTCCGAATACTGGAATACCCTGCTGCATCCGTATATTTTTTCTGCAGTTGGTAAACCAACGGATATTCCGGGTTGGCCACTATGCAGAGTTGGCCGAACGCAGTGTAGTCAAGCCAATCTTTAAACCGGAAACCATGGGCTCGGCCGGCGCGGTTCATAAAAAACGCCAGCAGAGCGCCGTACTGCGCATAGTTTTTCACTGCCTGCGAGACATTGTATTTGCGCCTGGGCTGCTCCCATTGCTGCACCCGTTGTTCCGCCCAATCGGTCGGCGTGACAATACCTGTCAGAAACTGCGGCCCCCCTGTGCATCCATAGGAAATATCCGCCGGGAATTGTATTTCGTGAAACGCCATATGCTCTCTCCTATCCGTTTCGGCGCGCCGCGCTGTAGGAAGCACGGTAGGCGCTGGCGTAAATTTGGCTCTGCGATTTTTTAAAGGACTGAATGTCCGGCGTCGTAATGTTCATGATGATAGTCGGCTGACTGGCCAGCATATTTTGCGTATCTCTGGCGTTGTAAATCCGGCCGCCGCGGTTAAAGTTGATGAGCTCCGGCCCTTCTTCGCCGACCAAGGCCAAGCCGCCGGAATAATCACCCCCGGAAGCGAAGGCAAAGACCGTCGGCAGCAGCTGATTGGCCAGACTCTGCTGGCTGCCGGTCAACCCACCGGCTGTTGTTTGGCCAGCCGAACCGCTGGTGCCACCAAACACATTTCCCAGCAATAAAGTAATCTGGCTGGCCGCCCATTTTGCCGCGATATCGGCAATGATTTTCAGGATGCTTCTGCCTAAATCCCGCCATGCGTCGCCGATGGACTTTGTCCCGGTAATCACATCACTGAAAAAACCCTGCAAGCCGTCATAGAAACCGGACATTGTCTCGGCCATGACTTCCATCGTGGATTGATGGGCGCCTTTCCAAACCTCGTAATAGGTATCCAGGTATTTTTGTCTACCCGCTAAATCCTGTGCCGCCATTGCCTGTTCGGTAGTCAACAATTCTTGGTAGCGCGCAACATCGCCGTCGGCGCGCGCCTGTTCCAAGTCTTCCTGAAATTTCACACGTTCATAATGCAAGTCCTTCAGCTTCTGATTTTTCTCGGCTTCGATAGCCACTTGTTCGGCTGCAATCTGCCGGCTGAAATCCGCCATGCCTTGTTCGGTGATGCGAAACTGAATGCCATTGCCCTCCCACGCTGCGCGGAAATCTGCTTTTTGCTGGTCGGTCGCGGCTGTACACTCCGCCGTCCAGTCCCTGTATTTGCGCTGAAGTTCCGTGATCTGGTTTTCCGCATCCGTTTCAATATCATATTTTTGCTTTACCACTCCGCTTAAGCCGATCCCGCCAAGTTTCTGCTGCAGGGACCGCATCGCATCGGCCGCCTGATCCCAAATGCTTGTCCGCTTCTTCGCTTCCTCGTCCAAAATTTTGCGGCGCCGAGCCGAATAGACAGCCTCCAACATCAGCACATCTCGCTGATAATTTTCGTTTGCGTCTTTCGTTTCTTCTAAATCGGCAAGCTGCTGAGCCAGCCAAATGTCCAGCTGCTCCAATTCCGTTTTCGTTGTCTGCACCCATTGATCGTAAATCGCCTTGCTGACCTGCCGGGCTTTTGCCTCGAGTTTTTCCCAGGCCTTTTCCGCTTCCTTCCCGGCTTCCTGGGTTGCTTCGCCTATACCCTGTGCTCCCTTCGTCAAGCCTTTGAACGTTGTGTCTAAATTTACGCTAGAGACAAGATCTTTAAAATTTACTGTTCCGCTTGTCAAGGCGCTTCCTATACCGTCATACGCTTTACCCAGTCCTTCCACCGCAGCTTGCAAGCGCCCCGCCGCATCGACCGCCTCCGTATTTGCACCGGCAGTTCCTTGCTGCATTGCCGTCAGCCATTCAGAAGCCGCATCCTTCAAACCACCGCCAAACAAGTTCAGCAACGGCATGATCGCTGACAATACGCTTGCCACTCCACCATAGACAAGGCTCTTTAGCTCAGCCCACTTTTGCTGTGTATACGATACCGCAGCGGTCCACACATTGCCGAATAAATCGCCCAACGGTTCCCACGCCTGCCAGATCATCCAGGCAGTGGCGCCTAAAGCTGCGCCAGCCGCAATAAATGGCAGCAGCGGAACCATGGCCGTCCATAACGCGATCCCAAATGCGATGATGGCCGGAACAGCGGCGCCAGCCAACGCGCCGGCAACGGCAAAAATAGCAAGCGACAGTTCCTTAGGGATCAAATTCTTTAATGCCTCGTTGATTCCGTTCGCTTTGATATACTGGGCAATACTTCCCAAATCCGTTGCCAAAGCTTCCAGCTTGCCCTTGATATCCAGACTATCGATGAGTTTGTCGCCGATTTGGCGCATCACCGCGCTCGCATTGTCTTTGATGGTGGACAATAAGCCGGGGATTTCATGGGATAACCCTTCCATGCCGCCCTTGAATTTTGCTTGCATTCCCATCAGCATGGCATTAATTCCGGTCGTGCTGTCGATCGTGCCTTTTTCCGCCTTATCCATCGCTTCCGGGATCGACACCCCGATTGCATCGGCTAAAAATTGCCAAGCAGGAATACCCGCTTCGGCCAATTGACGCATTTCTTCCCCGCTCACCTTTCCTTTCGCCTGCATCTGGCCGATCGCCAAGGTGAGCCGGTCAATTCCTTCCTGGCCAATGCCTAGCATTGCCGCCGCATCGCCGATCGCCGCCATGATGGGAATCACATCCTGAGCAGCAAAGCCAAAAGCGAGAAGTTTTTTCGCTGCTGTGGTCAACCCGGGCAATTCAAACGGCGTCACCGAAGCAAATTGAGCAAGCTGTTCGAGAAAGGCTTCGGCCTGTTTCGTATCTCCCAGCAACGTGCTAAACGCCCGCTTGTTGGCCTGCATATCGCCCGCCATTTTGATACTGGCTGCGCCAAACGCGCCTAACGCTGCCGTCGCTGCCGCCAACCCAGTCAGTATGCTTTCCGATGCCGCCATTGCCTCGGAACCAAGCCCTCTGCGCAGCGCTCTCCGCACGGATTCCCATTTCCGCAAAAACTCGGAGTTGTCGCCGCCTATGAAGATGGTCATCCTGGAATTTCCGGCCACTTGCTCACCCCACTTTCGCGATCAACGCGTCCAGTTCCGCTCTCGCTTGTTCCGCCGTTGTTTTTTTGTCTGTTTTCTTATCTGTCTTGATCCCCAAAAGCAGATCCACCGTAACCGGTTGTTTCAGTTCGTAGCTGCTGCAGGTGTTAATAATCGGCGCTACAAACCGGGCGATCTCTCGCTCTTGCCGCTGGCTTCGCCACAAATAGCCGTCGATCATCTGCCGCAGTTCACCCGGTGTCAGTTGCCCGAATTCCCATGGTTTAAGCGCCAAGGCTCCATAGGCCACCGGCTCCATTTCCGCTACCCATTCTGTTACGGTGGTTATTCTTTTCCCTCGTTTTCTGCCGTCTCTTCCTCTTCACCGCCGCCAAAAATGTTTGATTTTTTTACGGCTACTGAAACTTTTTCAACGATGCTTTCCAGCGTCCCACCGTCATTCAAATATTCCTGCATCATCATTCCTACCCGTTGCAGGGTCAAACCCTTTTCCGCATGCTTTAAGCCGCCCCAAAGCAGCAGGCGAAATAACGAAACGCTGGCGGTCGATGGGTTAGATAACCGGGAAAGGATTGACTCCCCATGCAGCAGTTCTTCCATATCGGTCAGCGCGTTGATGTCATAGCGCAGTTTGCGCTCTTTCCCGCCGAGCGTGATATATACCGGTCCTGTCAATGTATAGCCCCCTTCTTTTGAATTTAATAAAAGTCGCCGCGTGTCACATTTTTTTGATATACTGAAAATAGATAATCCCGATCCCAAGCCAAGACTACTAAACGTAGGTCTGGTTGGTTGCATAGCGCAGGTTTGCGTACCAACCGCGCCGGGATTATCCTGAAACGTTTCCGATCCCTCCAACTACATTCTTGTTCCCACAATTTCCGAACGGATCAATGCAAGAGGAGGTATACGCGATGAAGGAAACTCCCGTAGTATGGTTTGAGATCCCGACTAACGACCTGGACAGAGCCAGGAAGTTCTATGAAGCGGTCTTTGCTTGCGGACTGACGCCCATGGGATCGGGGGACATGAAAATGTTCCAGTTTCCCACGAAAAATGATGCCTATGGAACTTCTGGCATGCTGGTACAGATGGAAGGGTATAAACCCGCTATGACCGGCACATTGGTCTACTTCAGTGTCAGCAATATTGACGAAACCCTGAACAGAGTGATTGTAGCCGGCGGAAAGATCATCTTGCCGAAAATGTCCATCGGCGAATACGGCGTTATTGCGCATTTTGAAGACAGCGAAGGCAATAAAGTCGGAATTCACGCCATGGCATAACAAAATACGTTTCCTATTGACTGCGCGCTCACTTGTTTGGTGGGCGTTTTCTTTTTACACCGTTACGCCGGCGCCACGCCAGGCGTTGTATCGGCTGAAACGGGAGCTGCGGTCAGTCCGGCGCAGGTGCCGTTGGCAATCGCGATATTGAGCGTGGCATCGTTGGCCGCGGCCGTCTTTTTCGTTAATATTACTGCGGCGCCGAAGCCGCCAATATCAAACAACGCGGCAACCGCGCTGTCCAGAGCCAAAGACTCACGCGCTTTTTGCGCGACTACGGCAGCGGAATCGTTTAATGCTACCGCCACGCTGATAGCTTTCGGCGATCCAGTCAGCCCGGCAGCCGTAATGGTAAAAGTCGCATTGCCGGCCGTTGTCACAGTTCCCGCCACGGTCGCCATTTCAACTTGCTTGGTGCCGTTCACTTCTTCCGGCGCGCCGCTGCCTTCCAGCTTAATTTTGTAGGTTGCCACGCCGTCATGCGGCGCTTCCTCCGACAGGTCGGTAATGGCCGCATAACCTTGAAATTTGCTGCCGTCTTTGCGTACATAGCGGACATGTACCAATTCGCGCGAGGAAAAACAGGCCAGCAGTTTTGACCGTCCTTCATCCACACTCAGCCCGGCTGCATCAGTCAGCATCACGGCGTCGGCATCGATGCTCCAACTCATAAGGCCCGGTACGCTGGTTGTCCAAGCTCCTGACATCTTATTGCTGGCGTCAATGACCGCTGCTGTCATGCTCAAGGTTGCCCCACGCTGACCGCCAATGGTGACCCAAATGGGGCTGTCTGCGGTTCCGATATTGACTTTTAACAGAAAATCTACGCCATCGCTGGGTAGTAAAGCCATCACACCTCACTCCTTTGTATCGATCATAATAAATTTGTATTGAATGGTCGCTTCACGGTGCGTATCCAATCGTTCCACGGTATGTTTATCGATGGAAGACCAAACGATGCTCCAACCATCCTCCACCTCCAAAGCAGAAGATTGGATCGTCGTTATCACCGTATCGGCTAATTCAGCGACTTCCTTGTCTCCTTGGTATTCGCTGATGATTTTGATCGTCGCGATTACCTCCGCGCCTGCGATTGTTTTGGCACCCCAGTCCTGCGCGTTAGTATCCGTGAGGACGACATAGGGCGCTGCCTTGCCTGAGGGAACGTAATCATAGACGGGCGCCGTTAAGCTGCCGCTCAAGCGCCGATACAGCGCTTTGTTCAGTTCCGATACCGGCGATCGCCTCATCTCCGCACCTCCCTGTCCACCGCGGCCCGCAGCTTGCCTTCAATTTCCGGCAAAAGCTGTTCGCGCGTCTTTTGGGCAAAACACTTGGCCTTTACTCCGCGCCGGGTGCCGTACTCCTGCAACGGCGCATGCGGCGCTTTCGCCCGAACCATTTTGGAAATCCCATACCGGCCTTTGCGGGCGACAATGCTGTTTTTCAAGGCTCCGGTCTTGCGGGGCGCCAGGCTGCGTTCCCGCTGCCGGATCGCCTTAGCGCCCTCGTCAACTTCCTTTTCAATGGCCCGCAGGACATTGGTGGAAACAAGATCGCCGAACTGGATGCATTGATCTATCCCATTAACCCGAATCCGAACATTCATCCGTCACCACCTCCCGGCACTCCAGGCGTAAAAAGGCATGCTTTTCTTCCACATCAATGGGCGGCCCAAGCTGTTCAAAGATGCGGCTTCCGTATTGAATCCGATCTGTCACTGCTATATCACGGCGATAGCGAATAATAACGCGGTGTAAAATCTCGGGCGTCAGCTGCTCATATTGGTCTACCGTCTTGGCGGTCAACGTCACGATCTTGGCCCAAACGGCGGCTCGGGTCACATAGATTGTTTCATAGCCTCCCTGATTGTCCGGTATCTTGGTTTCCTTCAGCAAGATGCAGCGGCAGTTCAGTTCTCCTGGATTCATACTGTCACCTACCAGAGATGCGCGCGGTACGGTGAAAGCAAAACGTACACAATGTTAGGAATGCTCTCCCCCGCGCGCTGTTCATAAAAATGGCCAACCAGAATGAGCAAGGCTTGTTTCACCGGGGTAGGTACTTCGCTTGGCAAACCAGCCTGCAAGTAATTCTCGCAGTGTTCTTTCGCCGCCAAGAGCAAACCAGCGAGAAGGGTGTTTTCCTCCTCGCCGTCAATGCGCAGGTATTCCTTGATTTCTGTCAGTGTCACCGGATCAGCCATGGCGTTACCCCATCAGCCCGGCCGCTTGCAGTTTTGCCAGCAGGGCGTTGAAATCCGTTTTCAGATCGGCAATGGTTGCCGCCGTGCTGTCTGCCTGATTGGCGGCGCGGGTAAGCGGAATGCCGTTCACGGTCAGTTCTCCCTCGGATGCGATCTCTAAGGTTCCGCCGACGATCCATTTTGCGCCGCCTTGCTCCGCATAGTTTTTCACGTTGTTCACTTTGCATCACCTACGCTTTCATCTGCAGTACTTTGATGGCTTCCGGCAAAATGAGCTTGCCGTCCACTCGTTGCGTGGCTTTGAAACCAACCTGGCCGGTAACCGCAAACAGTTCATTGAGCCGCTGGAAACTGCGGCCTTGGCGATCGGCAATCCAGTAGTAGCTGAAGTCGCCGAAGGCAATGGTTTTTGCCGCTGCCGCAAGCCCCGGGACATAGGCAGAGGTTTTCAACGGCTTGTTGAGTATAGTCTCCGGTTCGCCGACTACAACCGAAGGCTGCCAGAGATACTGGCCGTTGCCGTCTTTCAGCTTGCGGATGGCCTTGACGGTCGCGTCGTTAGTAACAAATACGGCGTTTTTGCGGTACGGCGACTTCAAGGAGTAGAACAGGTCCATAATTTCGTCAATCGTAATGGCCGTCGAGCTGGCGGTCGTGCTTCCCACTCCGGCGCCGCCCGTTGCATTGAAAATGCCGGTGGGCTTTCCGGTTCCATCGCCGACGAAGAAGGCTTCTTCCTCTTTCGCGCCAATGCGCCTAGCGAATTCTTTCGCAATATATTGTTCTAAGTTAAATACGCTGTCGTTGAGAAGCTCTTCGGATACCTTGATCAACGTCGCCAGTTTATGGGCGCCGATCGATACCTGGCCAAAGGCATCGTCCGATTCCGGAATAGCGCCTTCTTCATCCACCCAAGAAGCCGTGCCTTTGCTGGCCACCACCGGTATTTTCTTGTCGCCCGACGCCGTCGTAATCACTTTGGCCAATTGGCGAAACAGATTTTCCTTTTCCAGCGCTTCAATCAAGGTGCGCTCAAATTCGTCCGGCACCAGGTAGCCGCCTTCGGAGTCGGTTCCGACTTGCAGGGCGTTTTGCACATCAAAGCTGTTTTTATTCTTCATCGCTTTCCAGAAGGCCGCTTTGTATTCATTGGATGCCCGGCCGGTCTTTTCCGGTTCCTGGTGCTGGCTGGGTTTGTTCGTAATAGCGGTGGTCGTCGGTTTCGACATTTCAAGGTCCAGAACCGCTTGCCGTTCCAGGCGGTCGATTTCTTTGCCCAGGCTCACCACATCGGCTTCCATTTTTTCATAGGAAGCTGTATCTTCCGCCGACAGCAGGCCGTTTTCATTTCGCCGGGAATCTAAAAAAGCTTTGGTGCTGTCCCAAAGCTTGGCGCGCTTCTCGCGCAGTTCCAGTATTTTATTCATCATTCGTTCCTCCCGTTTTGCTATTTTAAAAGTTCGAGTCTCGTCAACAGTTCTTTGTGCGGCGTTCCCGCTTCAGGATTTGGCGCCTTCTCTTTATCCCGGGGAAGTTTGCGCAAAATCGCGTTGGTGACGGTCAAGCGGTCAAAAATAAAACCCTCTGCCGCGTCCTGTGTTTCAGGCACATAGAGGATTTTATCGGCAAAACCTAATTCCACCGCTTTTTGCGCGCTGAACCAGGTTTCCGCATCCATCATGCTGGAGATTTTATTGCGCGGCAGACCAGTGCGCTGTTCGTAGGCGTTGAGGATACTTTCTTTGACCTCATTCAGCAGCTTAATGCCGCTTGCGAGATCAGCCGCTTCGCCGAAGATGATGGTGGCCGGATTGTGGATCATCATCATGGCTACCGGGGACATCACAATTTCATCGCCAGCCATGGCGATCACGGATGCGGCGCTGGCCGCGATGCCATCAATCTTGACTGTGACCCTGCCCTCATATTCCTTGAGCATGGTGTAAATCTGGCTGGCCGCAAACACATCCCCGCCCGGAGAATTGAGCCAAACCGCGATGTCGCCGGCAGATGCCGTAAGTTCGGCCTTGAATTTTTTCGGGGTGATGTCGTCGTCAAACCAGCTGTCCTGGGCGATGTAGCCGTCAAAATATAGCGTCCGGCCCGCTTCGTTTTTTACCCAGTTCCAAAATTTTTTCATTGGCTTCCCTCCATTCCATTTGCGTTTCTTTGGGCAAATGCCCCCGCGTCAGCCAGCTTGGTCATGTTGCCGTTGATCAAATACAAGTCCCCGCCCAATTCGGCTGGTATCCGGTTCAGGTTTTCCAGTTCCCGGATGTCGTTAGTGGATAGCCAGCCGTTTTGTCGCCCTACGGCGTAGCCGTTCATCCGGCTCTGATAGTCGCCGCGAAGCAGCCCGTCCACGTTGAATTTTACAAAGTACTGGCGTTTTTCGCTTTCGCTGAACAAAGCCCGTTGCATCGCCTGCTCCCAGCGAATGACCCACGGATCCAACGTGTATTTTACAAACTCCAGTGACTGCTGTTCTATGTTAGAGAAGCTGGATTTCTCCAGATCGCCGATCATATGGGGCGGGATGCGAAAGATGCGAGCAATCTCGTTGATCTGGAATTTGCGCGTTTCCAAAAACTGCGCCTGCTCCGGCGGGATACCGATGCTTTGAAACTTCATTCCTTCCTCCAACACTGCCACCCGGTGGGCGTTGCCGCTGCCCTGGTATACGGCGTTCCAACTTTCCCGGATTCGCGCAGGGTCTTTGACAACCCCGGGGTGCTCCAATACTCCGCCGGGGCTTGCCCCGTTGGCGAAAAATTTAGCGCCGTATTCTTCCGTGGCAATCGCCATGCCGATCGCGTTTTTGGCCATGGCGATCGGCGAGTAACCAATCAGGCCGTCAAAGCCCAGCCCCGGAATGTGGAGGACTTCGTATCGGTTTAAACAATATATTTGCCCATCTTTTTCATACTGGTAGTATAGGATTCCCTGGTCGTTGCGATTGACCATCGTCTTATTGGGCAACAGCGGATACAAGCCGGCCACCCTGCCCCGGCCATCCCGGATGATCTGGGCATAGGCATTGCCCCATAACAAAAGATGCCCCATCAGTGTTTCGCGAAACACGAATGAGGTCATCTCCGGATTTGGCTCACTGTGGAGCAGATAGTATATTGGATGATCCATGGCTTTTTCTTTGCCGTTGGCTGTATAACGATAAGTGTGCATTGGCAGTGAAGCGATGGTTTCCGCCAGGATTCGGACGCAGGCGTAGACCGCGGTGGTTTGCAGCGCCGTTCGCTCATTGACCGGCTTGCCGCTGAAGCTTGTGCCGAAGAAAAAACTGTAGGCGCTGCCCCATAAGCTGTTTTTAGGACTGGCACGAGATTGAAAAAGCTTTGATAGGAAGGGGATTTTCATGAGTCACCTCCTGAATTTGGGCATGAAAAAAGCCCTGATTCATCATCAAGGCTCATGATTGTTTTTCAATTAATTCATCCTCTTGGAAAATTTTTATTAACTGTATTAATTCATTTTCATGATAATCTTTTTCCAGTTTAATAAATCCAAAAGTTTTATAAAAACCAAGAAGATAAGGAACATCTTTACATTCAAGCATTACAATTCTTCCACCCAAACGCATCTGGCCATCTAATAGCGTATTAAGACAATATTGCATTACTTCGTATCCAGCGATTTTGTCTTTATACAAGTCGTTTTTAGCAACTTGTCCGATCAAAATGGCCGGGAATTCTGTAATTGTCTCACCTTTTATTTTAGCATTAAAGCCATCAAAATTCTTAATTTGTCGATTGGACAAGGATTCGGGTACTTTAAAAACCTGTAGCGCTAAGGTGAAATAAGCTAAAACTTGAAATTCTTCTTCATCTTCATCGAAAATTAAAAAGGTTCTGCTTTTTCCTAACTTTTCAAAAGAAATTGCTCTTTCCCTCAAAAATTTTCCGATATCATCATCTTTACCACACACAAAAATAGAAATAAGTTCCTGAGCTCTGTGCTCATCACTCATTTCTATCAGTTCTCTTAGCGAGATAATATTTGTCTTAACTTTAATTCACCTCGCCGTCTATTTTCAGGCGAGACTAAGGTTCTATCCAATTTCACACTTTTAGTTGGGGTAGAAATTATTTGCACAAATGACTCTACAGCCTTTTTGCTATCTAATGTGAAATCTTTTGTAAATGATGAAGTAGCCATTTTACCCCCCTCTTTCCTATAAGTGCAATTTAAAGTAGAGATCCTTTATAACTTATAATACGTAACAGCCTGAAATATGTCAATACAAACAATTTGATTGCATAACTAATAGTTCCGGACAATCTTTCAACATCATTATATCACACTATTTGTATTCATATTCATGATCATTGTAAAATATTTCTACAATATAAGTATACCTCTCCCATCATACACACTTGTCTCGCCTTTATTTCGTATCGATCGGTCAAGCGCCATGATGGCAGCTACAATTCCGTCAATCTTTTCTACAGACTTTTCCTTGTCCGGCTTGATGTTTCCGGCAGGGTCCTGGCGCATGACCACATTCTGCGCCATCCATTTGAGGACAGGGTTTCCGCCGTGATTGATGCTGCCTTCCATCAGCAACTTATATAGTTCTTTTGACGGAGGAGACATATCCTTATATCCCTGTCCGAAGGGAACAACCGTAAATCCCATATCCTCCAGGTTCTGCACCATCTGCGTTGCGTTCCAGCGGTCATAGGCAATTTCTTTGATGTGGTATTTCTCGCCCAGCTCCTCTATGAACTTTTCAATAAAGCCGTAGTGGATGACGTTGCCTTCGGTGGTCTGAATATAGCCCTGCAGTTCCCACACATCGTAAAGCACATGGTCGCGTCGGCACCGTAGTTCCAGCGTATCCTTCGGCAGCCAGAAGAACGGAAGCACGACATATTTCTCGTCCTCCGCGCGCGGCGGGAACACCAGGACAAATGCGGTGATATCCGAGGTGCTTGAAAGGTCAAGCCCAGCGTAGCACTCTCTGCCATGGAGCGAATCCATGTCGAGGGGAAGATTTCCCCGGCTGTAGATATGCTCCGGAATCCAGCACACGGTCGCCGAGGTCCAGATATTAAGACGAAGCTGTTTAAATACATTCTCTTCCGCTGGATTTTCTAGCGCGTTTTTATATGCTTCACGGACTCGTTCTATGGAGATGGTGTGGCCGAGAGACGGGTTTGCCTTGTACCAGTTGACTTCATCATTCCAATCGTCCGCTTCGGTCAGGCCATATACAACAGGATAAAAAGTGTTGTCTTTTTTGCGGCCTGCCTTGATGTCCAGCGCTTTGGCGTGCAATTCATAACAGATGCTGTTCTTGTCATTTCCTGCTGTGGTGATGATAAAGAACAGCGGCTGCTCGCGAGCATCGCCGGAGCCTTTGGTCAGAACATCATACAGCCTGCGATCCGGCTGGGCGTGTATTTCGTCAAAAACAAGACCGGACACGTTAAGGCCGTGCTTGGTTCCTGTTTCCGCCGAAAGCACCTGGTAAAACCCGGCGTTGGAGTAGTTCACGATGCGCTTAGTAGCGGCGGTAATCTTCGACCGTTTTAACAAAGCCGGCGACATCTGCACCATCTGCTTTGCCACGTCGAAAACAATGGAAGCCTGCGACCTGTCGCAAGCGGCGCCGTACACTTCGGCGCTTGGCTCGTTGTCGGCATACAAAAGATAAAGGGCAATGGCGGCTGCGAGTTCCGACTTGCCCTGTTTTTTCGGTATTTCTATATAGGCGGTAAGAAACTGCCGTTTGCCGTTCTCGCCGACAATACCGAAAAGATCCCGAACGATCTGCTCCTGCCAAGGCAATAGTAGAAACTTCTTTCCTGCCCACTTGCCTTTGGTGTGGCAGAGGTTTTCAATGAAGGCCACCGCCCGGTCAGCCTTTGCCTTGTCATAACGGGAAGTTGCAAGCATGAAGGGAGAAGGCGTGTATTGGTACGACATCATTCACCGCCTCCCAGCAGCTGCTCCATTTCGTCGGCATTGTCAACTGAGCCTTCGCCCGCCGCAATTCTGCTCCGAGCCGAAGGTGTCAGGCCGAACTGTTCGCAGAATTTCAGCATGATTTTTAGGTTTGTCTGGGCGATGGACACCTGCGGCACTTGCTGCAGATAGCCGTTGGGCGTTCGGATCATCGTACCATGTTGGGTGATGAATTCTTCGGCTTCCTTCCATCGGGCATACGCCTGGCAATATCCCGCAAAAGCCGCCATATCCATTTCCGTCAGCAGTCCCATCTGCTCTAAGAGTTTGCCCATACGTTTCCATTCTTTTTTTGCTTCCTCTTCCAGCCACGAAGGGCAGCGCGGGGCTTTTTTATTAGGCTTGGGTTCATTTTTGTTCAGTGGCCGCCTTCCCGGATTGCCTTCCAGTTCCTTAAGAGCGGTCGGTTTTGGTTTTCTTCCTCTCTGCGCCATAAGCCCCTCACCTCCTCTCATCAGCATTCATGGCATGAAAAAAAGACCTCCGAAGAAGTCTTGTGTCTGGTTGTACGAGAAACAGCCCCCGCAAGGGCCGTATCTCAATATGCTATTTCAGTCTATCTTTTTGCACAAATCTTCGCCGTAGACCACGCTCAGGCTACCGCCGTTGTCCCAGGAAACCATAATGCTGCCAAGGTCGTCCACGCCGTTTGCCGTTCCTCGAGTGCCAATGGGTGGCGCCTGTTCGTCATTCATACGCACAAGCTCAACCCTTGTGCCAACGGGATACTGCTTGCGTAGCCGCTCGACTATTTCTCTTTTAACAAACATCGCCATCCTCCTCACACGGGTTTTGTTTTCTGGCCAGCAAGCGGGCCTTATGCTTTTCCTCCTCTGCCGGTGTGCGAAAGGCGGCGCTGCCGGAAAGACGGGCCAGCAGGACTTTTCGGGTCTTTTTGAAAGCGTCGCCACTCATACCCAGCCGAAGCAGCCATGTTCGCATGGCGTATTTGGGGTTGTCCTCTTGGGCGGGTTTGAAGGAAGCGTACTTAAGCTTTCTGGCGTTCTCATTCATGCAAGCCGCCAGGTCAAGAAAAGCCGTCATTTCGTCCGATGTCGGATTATCTTTTAACAGCTTGATAGCCAAAGTATGCTTTTCAAAATTCATTTCCAAGCCGAGGGAACGCTGTGCCTCTACATCAGTCCAGGCCGTTTTAAAGGAATCCATGTCCTCCATCGGCCTTTGATGCAAGTCCTCGGCCAAATCTGTGTCGATCAGTGGCTCCGTCATTCCAAAGGCGCTGACAAGCAGGTGCTGCTTGCTGGTGAGCATGTTGACCAAGTTCCGCAGGCTCGCCGCCGTATGGCCTTCCATCGGCAATTCAACCACATACTCCCCAATCTGCCGCTCACTCGGTTCGATTGACTCTGGGTCTTCAGTTGGCTCTGATTTTGGCTGGCTCAATAGCTCTTCGACAGAAAACTCGCGCCCCTCCACATCTTTGATCAAGCCATGGCGGTCGACTTGGAAGTTTCCCGCTTCGCAATTGATTTCATACGCGCAGCTTGGCACGCCAAGATAGTTTGCTTTGACTCCCCATTTTACTTCCAGCGCCTGCACCAGTTCTTTGCGAGTCATTGTTCACACCCCGCTTCCCGGACCCACTTCAACGTGTTCACCAATTCTTCAATTTCACCGGCCGAGTAGATCAGGCATTCGTCATTGTCCTTCGCCGTCGGAGCAAGCACCAAGTTGCCGCCCCATTTTCCAACGATTACATAACTTTGCTTTGAGCAGGTGGCTTTAAATCGGTCGCCTTTTTGAATTCTCATGGTTTTTCCCTCCCTGTGTTTTGGTAGTCTATATATCACTCTAAACACAGGAATTAGCAAGCGGAATGTTCAAGTATTCCGGCCAAATTTTTCCTACAAGTTTGACCGTTCTGATCGCTCATACACCATTTTCAGCTGCAGCAGAGAATACACAATCCGATCCAGCAGGCGCTCTTCGCATTCGCTGACCGCGATGCCTTTTGCCAGAGCCACGTTATGCTTGTCCACCAGCGTCTCGGCCACCAGAAACATGGCAGCGTGAGGGTCCTGAGAATATATGGACGGGTATAGCCGCTCGGCAGTCTGGCGAAAATTCCAGAAAAGATCGCCGCTCGCGCCATAGCCTTTATTTTTTCTGGCAAACAGTTTTTGAATTTCCTCGAACTTATCTTGAATAAATAGGACAAAATCAGTTCTCCTTGTCGGTTCCACAGAATCACACCTCCATAACTTCCGTCAAAGTTGAAATTAACAATGCGCAGGCAACTTCAAACGCCACATTTACAGTGACCGCATTGCCGGCCTGTTTGTAAAGCTGCGAATCAGAGTTTACCGCCTTGGCTTTCTCAAACAGTTCATCGGAAAACCCCTGCAAGCGCCAGCACTCCTTGGGAGTTAGCCGCCGTATCCGAAAACGGGCGTGTTCCAGGGCGGCTACGCCGTGCCTGTCCTGCCCGGTCAAAGTAAACATCGGCTCATCCGGGTCTTTAAGCCGCCTGCCGTTCTGCCTTTTTTCTTTCCGGTCCGGCGTCAGAACCGGCATCACGCAGGGAATTTTATCAAGCCGTGCGGCTTGCAGGCTTCCGGTTTCCTCCTGCTTGACGGTGGTGGTAGCGCCATGTGTTTTCTGAATAGCCATGACCGGCGCTTTATAGTCCCTCGCCTTCAGCGTCTGGCAGCAATCACTTGCTTTATACCGGCCAATCGTCGGCTGATTTACAAAGTACAGGCCGGTTTTTGCACCAGCACCGCCCGCCTGGCTGGCCAAAGCCACGCTTACTCCAGCCGGGTCATACACCCGGTAGCCTTGCATCCCGCCGATAATTTGCCTAAGACCGCTGCCGCTCTCTCGTCCGAAAGGTAGTATTTCTCGTCGACCGCGGCTTCCAAGATGTCCGACAGTATACACCCGCTCCCGGTTTTGAGGGACTCCGTAATCTTTGGAATTGAAAATCTGCCACTGGACATCGTACCCAGCTTCGGCCAGTTCACAGAGATATTCGAGGAAATCCCATCCGGCATTGCTAGATAAAAGGCCTTTAACATTTTCGAGGATAACCCATTCGGGTTTATCTTCTTCCGCTTTGCTTTTGAGGAGGTC